GCTATATCCATAGAACTCCTTTACGAGTTCCAAATCATTATCAGTCGATTGTTTTTGCCAAGGAGAAAATCTCTTTGATTTCCTAATACTATATAGAAAATAATGATATTGGAGAGTGTTGTCTAAGTTATAATATCGATTCATTTCATTGACATGAATGATACAGTCCATGTGACAAGATAACATCTTGTTAACCACATACTTAGGATACTTCTTCATAGCACGTTCATTGTCCTCAAGTTTTCCCATCTTAAGGTTGATGCCATTTAGATAATCTTTTAGGGGAAACTCAAACTCTGCCATAAAGTAATGCCTCAAGTGGATTTGGTGGTTGTATATCGTAGTTTGATATCAGCAGTTCTTGCTTCTTATTATTAGCACGATGCTGCATACCATACGTTAGTGTAAAATATTTCTGGTTATAGTTACTATATAATTTTTCTATCTCATCGTCAACGTTGTATGTAATCATCCATCTGTATGCACATACACTACAGTCATCATAGAATCTCTGGTGATCAAAATTCTTATGAAGATCTGCTTTGGTACCATATAAAAACGATTTGATTTTGTATGGTGGATCTAAGAACACAAATGGATTAGGATGCTGATCGTTATCAAGTTCATCTACCATCAACTCTTTGTAATCTAAGTTGGTAATAGTCCAGTTCTTTATAATATCTGGATACTTTCTAAGATTACCTGCACCTCTAAGAGAAAAGTTCTGATTAGATGCTGATTCAGAGAACGCAGAGTTCTCAGTTAAGCCAGAATAAGAACACTTATTAAGAACCCAAAAAAGAACAGCTTGGCGAAAAGAGTCTGCGGTTTGTATCTCATCTTTTGCTCCATTAAATAGAGACTTTGCTGAGATTGGGTCAGGATGATCCTTTTTGATAGCGATGCAAGCATCTGATAAGTCTTTTCCATCTGATTGTAATACTCTCCAAAAATTATAAAGGTAATCATATTTGTCGTTCACCCATACTGGTACGTCAGGGTGTAACTGACTATAGTATAGTGCCATGGAAGCACCACCTATGAAAGGTTCTCTGTACTCCTCAATTTGAGCAGGAAACCATTTATATAACTGTGCTGCTGCCCTTGATTTACCACCAGGATAGCGTAATGGTGTCTTCAGTAGTTTCATAATACATGCATTTGTGCCATGGGTATACCCTGTGGCCCTGCGTTCACTCTACCATGGGGCAAAGTATTAAATGACATGGTGTAACGATCAACACCTACTGGATTAGGATTACTAAAGTGACGTAACCAACCAGGAAATACTAATAGTTTACCACGCTCTGCCTTAAAGTTTTCAGTGGGACCATCAAAATTATCACGAATTATTTCGAGTGTGTCGAGGTTTCGGATGTCAACGGGGTCTTGGAAAACAGTGTCCGAACCTTCTGTAAAATAGAAGACCCCAGAGAGATAGCTATAAGGGTGGCGATGCAAAGGATGACCAGCCCCTGATCCAGAGGGTGCGAAGTTTGCCCATGCGAGGGAGATTCGGAGTTCCTCGACTTGGAGGAAGAGTTCACATCTAATGTCATCTATAGCATCTAAAAAGAAATCAATTAAAGGTTGCATCTCTGGATCTTTATGTATGTCACCCTTACTGGTGCGAACACCTGCAGGATAATTATACATTTGGAATTCCAAAGTCTTTATATAATTAAGTGCTTGATCTATCGCTTGATCATCATCTAAACGATACTCATACACTCTAGTAGGAAATATGTCATGGTGTGTCTTCATTTAAACTCGCAACGCATCATTAACTCTGTAAGAAATGCCACAAGATTAATTTCCTGATCCATGACAAAGGTTGCTTTGTACTGGTACTCACCAATAACTAGCACTGCTTCGGGAATAGATTTAGGAAGCAGATATGTATAGAGGTTATCATAGATCTTACGCATGATAACTTGTGGTTCATTATCTATATTAGATGTGACCCACTTCTTCATCTTAGTAAACTCACGTTCTCTAAGATACCCTATAAGATCACTGATCTTAACATCACTAACCTGTGCCAGAATACCTGTATCAATTTTACCTCTAGAAGCATACCTCTGCAACTCATTAAGAGTTCTTCTAAAGTCAGGAAAATGTTTTTGTATTACTTCTGCAACTACCTTGAGTTCGAACTCTATATTCTCTTGCTCAAGTATAGAATTAATTCTTTTAAGGAATGCACTTGCTAACTGTGCTTTCTCCTTACCTTTGATATGAAAATCAACTACAGAACACCTAGAATGTAGAGGTTCTATGATCTTATTTTTATAATTACATGTGAAGATGAACCGACAGTTCTTTTGGAACTCCTCAATCGACGCACGGAGTAAGAGTTGTACGTCTGGGGTCGTATTATCTGCCTCATCCACAATGATAATCTTGTGACTAGACCCAGATGTAAGAGAAACAGTACTAGCAAAGGTCTTTGCCTTATTGCGTACAGTGTCCAAGAATCTACCTTCATCAGACCCATTAATGACATAGAAATCTGCTCCTAATTCTCTACATAATGCCTTAGCAATAGTAGTTTTACCGATCCCTGCAGGACCTGACAACAATAGATTAGGGATCTCACCTTGCTCTAAGAATCCTTTAAACATTGCCTTGGATTCATCAGGCAGGATGCAATCATCCACTTTTTCGGGGCGATACTTCTCAACCCACAGAAAATCATTCATAATAAATTAAACCCAGTTAGGTTTGCGATCAGGTTTCCTCAGATAATTATTGCATACCCAAGGTTTAGATGCAATATATTGTTTATATGCATCAAATGTTGTAATAGTTGTATCATACTTCCACTGGTCAGGCATAGCACGAGTCCATTCAGTAGGACTTGTATCCTGAGGAGGGAAGATCTGAGTACAATGTTCGATAGTTGATTGACAACTATGTATTTTGCCATACCTATGTGTATATTCATAGCATAGAGCAAGACCATGCAAGATTAACCATGTATAGTTATCTTGTGCCCATATAGTACAAGGGTGGTTACGAAACGCACCCTTATCAGTGGCATAGAAACCACCAGATTTCTTAGGTAACTGACCAAAACCATGACCCCACTTCTCAGACCCCACGATAGATAACATTTGGCATGTTTCCAGTGGCATCTTGACGATGTGTTTGTCAGGTAATGCCTGTGCTGAAGCAACAGGTGATGGGTCAGTTACAAAGATGTTCATTTCACATACTCCTCATGCAATTCACACCCAATATAATGTCTATTGAGTGACTTGGCAACCCTTGCAGTAGTTCCTGATCCCATAAATGGATCAAGAATTATATCACCCTCTTGAGATCCTGCCTTAATGCAAGGTTCGATTAAATCAGGAGGGTATACAGCGAAGTGAGTCTTCATTTTACTAGGTTTGTTAGTAACAGACCACACACTACGCTTATTCTTCTTAGGATAACTCTTAGTCAATCCAGTGTGAGGGTTGAGACCAGTACCAGGATTGTGATACTTACCACTCTTCCTGTTCCTAGTACCCCAATCCTTAGCAGGTTCTTTGATCGCTTCATTATCATAGAAGTACTTCTTATTCTTACTGAGTAAGAAGATATATTCATGTGATTTTGTGCAACGATCCCTTACTGATTCTGGCATCGGGTTTGGTTTGTGCCATATAATGTCTTGACGTAGATACCACCCATCAGCACGGAGAGCAAACGCAAGCATCCAAGGAATACCGATAAGATCTTTTTCTTTGAGACCATCTATTTTGTTACCTCTTCTAGGACAATTAGTTGGGTGGTCTTGGTCGCTAGTAGCAAGTGTTTGTTTTGCTAATGCTTGACCTTTACCAGGTCTATAGTTGTAATAACTATCACCTATGTTAACCCACAGTGTACCATCTTCAGTAAGAACATTTCTTACCTCTCTGAACACCTCTACCAACTGCTGTATATATTCTTCTGGTGTTTGTTCTTGACCTATTTGATTCTCTTCATCCCCATAATTTCTTAACCCATAGTAAGGAGGTGAGGTAACACACATCCTTACTTTCTCATCGATTGTCTTGAGGGTCTCTCGACAATCTCCAACTAATGTGACATCAATACTCACTATCTGGCTCCAATGCAATCAGATATTCTAATGATGACACATTATCCTCAGCAGATTTACTAATGATTCCAGTAAACTTGGCTACCTTACACTCATATATGTCTAACTTATATGCTGTACAAAGTTTACCTGGTCGAATCACACTTAGGTTTTCGATCTTTAAGCAGAAACAAAACTCTCGATCAACAGAACCTAACTCAATCTCCAATGAATTGGACGCTGAGTTTCTCTTATCAGTGACAATAGCAGAAAGCTTGCCTTGGTTACCAGTGAAACAAATATCTGGCAACTGATAAGTAGATGCAATCCTCTGAATCTGGTTGAGGTTAGTAACATCTAACGACGTAGACACTACAGGGTCACCCATATCCTGTACTTTGTCAGGAGGTTGGGTAACCATACGCTCCTCAGCATAGTAATACTTAATACGACTACGCTTCGATACAATATCTACACGTTTTTCTTGGAACTCAACGTCACCATTGTCCAACGTTTTGATACTGTTGATGAGGTTTCCCAGATCATAGATAGGTGCCTGTTTCTCAAACGGAAAAGCAGGGAAATCTGCTACAGCAAGAATGTTCTTGTTGTTTGAGATGGTTGCAACTTTGTTGCCTGGTTTAAACACAATAGAAGGGTTGATTTCTCTGAAAGAAGTCAGTACTTCCATTTCATAATCTGTAAATTTCATCAATAGCTTAACTCCTGAGATGGGATGTCGTTAATTTGTACGTCTCCAGGATAAGATGTTCCTGAGAAGTAATATAATAGTATAGCATAGTGAATGATTTTTAGCACGTCATTCTTATGCTGTCCTTTTTTAGCATACCTAGAAGCATACTTAATGATATTGGATTGACAGAACGCTTCTGCTGTACCAATTGCCTCAAGTAGATCTAAGGTCTGTACACTTTTCTCATCTTGAGAATAGTGTGATCTGTATGTGCCACCAATATAGTCTTGCACAATTTTAAGAGTTTCGTTTTCCCTATACTTCATGATAAGAATCGTTCCAATTGACTAAAATAAACATCGTCACAATCGACATGGGATAGTGCATCCCTGACGAATGGATTTCTAACGTTGGATTGGTTCCACCAGTGGACTACTCTTCGTGATCCAAAGGTAATTGGTTTGACTTGGTGGACTAGACCTGTAGGATAAACGATTGCCCATCCTGCAGGTAACTTAGTATACACCGAATAGTCACCCAAACGCAACTCTAGTTCACCACCTTCATATTCTTCGTTAAGAAAGAGAGTGGTAGATACATCGAGTCGCATACCATCATCGTTTGTGATCTCATCGGAGTGCCAACCATAGTTGTCTCCTTGCATGTACTCCTTAAAAGTAAACCCTGATCGGTAGTTACTGCATGTGAGATCATCATGCTCCGACCTATCAACATAAGAATCGAGGATACCATCCTTACTGGAGAACCCTCGAATTTCTAGACAGGACTTGAGGTGGTTACCTGCCACCTCAAATTGTCCCTCTGCCATGTCGTTAATGTGTTGGACTTGTTTGTGATTAAGAATCTTGATCTTGTGTAGCATTGTAAGCGTCAGGAAGGTCTACTTTAGCGTCAATCTTAGTATAGAGTTCTAGGAATGATTCCTTAGTCTCATCATCAAAGCGGTTTAGACATACTTTAAGTGCCTTCATACGGTCTTTAAAGATGGCAAACGCACGGATGACATGAACAAGTCTACGAGTTGAGATCACTTCGTCAACCCCACCTTCAGCGAAGGTTTTACGGATGATCTCTGCCCATGTAACAAGATTCTCTGTGTACTCATCGTCACAGCAGTTTAACTCTGTGCAATAGTTGTTAAGAATCTTCTTCTCATAATTAACATTAGGGTATTCTTGCTCAAATGTCAAGGGGAACCTCTCTAGGAATGCTTCATTCAGTACATTAGTACCAACGAACCTACCGTCGTCAGATCCTTTACCCTTAGTGTTAGCAGTTGCGATAACTGTAAATCCTGGAGCAGGTTTTACATACTTGCCAACCTTTTTGAGGAATACACCCTTGCCTTCCAAGATTGATTGTAGGCAGAGGATCTTATTACTGGCGAGGTCAAGCTCGTCGAGTAAGAGAACTGCTCCACGTTGGAGTGCTTCGATGACGGGACCGTTATGCCAAACAGTTGACCCATCAACAAGACGGAAACCGCCAATAAGATCATCTTCATCTGTTTCTACTGTAATGTTTACACGAATAAGGTCTCTACCTAACTGAGCACATGATTGCTCTACACCGAATGTCTTACCGTTGCCAGACAATCCTGTGATGAATATAGGATAGAAGATCTTTGATTTTATAACCTTCTTAAGGTCGTTAAATGTACCGAATGGAACATAGTTTGGATCCTTCTCAGGTACCAAGTCCTTACCTTCTAGGTAAGCAGGGTCAAATGAATCAACAATTTGAGTCTTAGGTGCTGTTGATTCTTGATAAGTCTTTTCTAGTGCTTCTCTCACTGTAAATGTCCAGTTGCCTTTAGATGTTTTTTGTACAAGTTTGGAACATGACCTAGTAAGTCTAGCATAGATGCTTGGAGTTTTCACTCCGAAATGGTCTGCTGCTTCTGCTACTCTCTTGCTTGTGAAATCACCCTTGTCTGGTGATAGGAAGTTTAGTAGTTCGTCGTTGCTGAATGTTGATGTGAAAGGCATTGGATTGTTTGTTTCTTATAGTATAATAATAAGCCATGATGGCTAATATCTCAAGGGATAGTGGACACTAATAATAGTGTCACGCTATCTGTCCTGCGAAGGTTGCTAGGAGTCTTCTGTTAGACCCTTTACCTTTAAGTGATTTCTTAAAAGCATTCCTCAAGTCACGCTTGTTTGGGTTCTCCTTGACCTCCATGGATGTTTCCTCGGTCTTAGGTGGAGCGATAACATACAACTCAGAGTATGCTGATGTTTTTACAATGGCAAGTTTGTCTTTCTTCCACTGTTTCTTGTACTCCTCTTGCTCCCAGATACCTTGACGACTCAAGTAAGAACCGAACTCTCTTGGTGAGCAGATACGGAACCCAATTACGTTGCACCATGTGTATCTGTCTCTGATTACGTTGATAAGTGCTGAGGTCATACCATAACCACCGTTTTTGATATCGGTGTAGTACCTACCAGTTTTCTTATCTCTAAGAACAGTGTTGTAACCACAGTGATACTCATAATCTCTGTCAACGTACTCAGTTTTTTGATGTACATAACCGATTTGCTGTGCTTCACCGTCAGATAGAACAACTAGGTGACATTTTTCTACACCATGTGCTTGCTTCCACTTAGGTAGAAAGTCTGCCATAGTTGCTAGTCCTTCGTTAAGTGGAGTTCCACCTAGTCCTAGGAAGTATGGTGGTTGAGGTACTCTGTATGAGTCATAAGTGTAATTATGATATCTGTCAAAGTACTTTCCAACTCTGAAAAGGTTTCTAGCATGTCTGGTGAACTCTTTATTGTTAACTTCACTTGTTAGGAAGTTGTAAAGTCTGAATCTATGGTCTACCCATAGGTCACCTACCTCTTGCTTTGCAATCTTATCTTTTTCATCACGCTCTCTGTATCCGTAGTAACCATCGTGCTCGCATACGAAAGCATATACATCGAATGGGATGTTAACTTTGTTGCAGAACTGACATAGGTTGATAAGTTGCTTGATGGTAGAGAAGATCTCGTTGCTCATAGAACCAGACCAATCAAGTAGGAATACTAGACCATGATTCTTACCATTTGGTACTGCTGTAATCTTTCTGAAGATGTCATCAGAGTACTTGTACTTGTGAAGTTTAGTTGTATCAAGTGTACCAGTTCTTGATTCTGCAGAACGTGCATGTGATGTTGCTGCTTTCTTACACTCGAACTCTTTTACAAGGTATGCTACATCTTTCTTAGATCCTTGTAGGAACTCATGATACTCTTTGTCGATCCAATCGAAACTCTTAGTACCATTGTAAATGTCAGGGTCTTCTCTCCAGATTGACTCACATTTGTCCCAGATATAGTCACTCTTTACAACAACCTTATCAGTTTTTACTGAAGGAACGTTTGTGTAGATTGCCTCGTGACCATCTGTCTTTGCCATCTCTTGAGTTTTAGAGTCAAATGATTGCTGAGTAGTAACTTCTGAGTGCTCTTCCCATGTTTCTCCACCTTCTCTACCGAAGTCTGGCAATTCACCTAGTGCTTGGTCACCACCGAAAGCATCAACCTCACCCTCTTTCTTATCCCATGGTTGGTTAGGGTCTAATTCTGGGTCTTGAGGTGTTACTTCTTCCTTCTCTTGCTTCTCTGCCTTTTCACCCTTCCCTTCTGATAGATCTTCACCTTCTGCGAAGTCTGGAGGTGTTGCTCCATTGCTACCACTTACAGGGATT